GCCGCCCACCGGGTAGAGACCGGGACCGTCCCGGTCGGTGATGGCGTCACCCACGAACCGAACCCGGTCTACCGCAAGGGCGACAACACCACGTCGTTCTTCCGCGACATGGCATCCGTCCAGCTCAACCAGAGCATCGGCGGATCTGCGGTCTCTGAGGCTCGTGGCCGCCTGGCCGCGGCGCAGGAGACCCGCGCCGGGGACATGACGACCGTCGCAGGCGCGGGCGGTCAGTTCGCCCCACCGCTGTGGCAGGTCGAGAACTTCATCGCCCTCGCCCGTGCGGGTCGTGTCACCGCGAACCTGGTTCAGTCCGAGGTGCTGCCCTCGGGTATTTCCTCGATCAGCCTCCCGAAGGTCGCTACCGGCGCGTCGGTGGCTGTTCAGGCCACGCAGAACACGGCGCTGTCCGACACGGCGATGACCACGACCAGCGTGTCGACGGGCATCACCACCGTCGGCGGCAAGCAGATCATCTCCATGCAGCTGCTTCAGCAGTCGGGCATCCCCTTCGACCGGGTCATCCTCGGTGACCTCGCCAAGGCATACGCCATCCAGATCGACACCCAGGTTCTCTACGGGTCGGGTGCGGGTGGTCAGGTGTCCGGTCTCGTCGGCGTCGGCGCGCTCACGGCGTTCACGTCCGCGACTCCGGCGCCGTCGTCGGTGACGAACGCGAACAGCCTGTACTACACGATCGCCAAGGCCGCGGCGGCTGTGCAGACGGCGATCTTCGAGGTGCCCGACGCGATCGTGATGACGCCTGCCCGCTGGGCATGGGTGGTCGGAAGCGTGGACACCGCTGGCCGCCCGCTGGTCATCCCGAACGGGGCGAACTACAACCCGCTCGGCACGACGGGCGAACAGGTCGCACAGGGTCTGGCCGGTTACTTCGGGTCATACCCGGTGTACACCGACCCGAACTTGTCGGTCACGGCCAACGGCACCAGCGGCACGACCGCTCAGGACGAGATCTATGTCCTCAAGCGGGACCAGGTATGGCTGTACGAGTCGGCCGTCCAGACTGAGTCGTTCACGGCCACGTATGCCGATCAGGCGAGTGTCCTGTTCCGCATCCTCGGCTACATGGGGCTGATCGCCAACCGTTACACGGGGGCGGTCGGCGTGCTCCGCGGGACAGGACTTCTCCTGCCCTGACCCATCTAGTTAGCCGCGCCTGATCCGCGCGGTTAGGTGGTGCCCGCCGTTCCAAGGCGACGGGCACCACCGCCCCCTTGGAGGTTTCACCATGACGCAATACCCCAACTGGTTCGGCCTTTACGCTGATCGTTTCTTCGAGCACCATCTGACCCCGCTCGCGGGGCGTCCGGACCTGCGGTTCTTGCAGATCGGGGCGTTCACGGGTGACGCGACGGTGTGGCTGTTCGACCACATCTTGACCGGCGCTGGTGCGGCCCTCATCGACGTCGACACATGGCAGGGCTCAGACGAACCAGCACACGATGCCTTCGACTTCGCGGACGTCGAGCAGGCCTATGACGAGCGCACGAGCGCATTGGTTGCGAGCGCGCGGCTCTTCAAGTTCAAGCGAACGAGCCTGTTGTTTTTCCAGACCGCGCCAGACTTCTACGACTTCGACTTCATCTACATCGACGGGGACCATACGGCGGTTGGCGTCTTGAGTGACGCGGTTCGCGCCTACCCGCTGCTCAAGGTCGGTGGCCTGATCGCCTTCGATGACTACCTGTGGAAGTCCGGCAAGTGCCGACTGAACGATCCCGGCCCTGCGATCGACGCCATCGCGGATCTGTACGGCGGCCGGCTGGAACGGCTCGACAACCCGCAGATGCCCGGCCAGAGCCCTTTGCAGGTCTGGTTCAGGAAGACCCGATGAGGACCCGCGACAAGGTTTCGATCGGGTGGCTCGACCCGGGACAGGTCGATGGAATGTTCGCCTTGTCCATCGCCAACGTCTACGCGAACCGTCTAGGCCGGATCGACGCGCTGCTGCGAGTTGAGGCGGGTGGCCTGCTCAGCCGTGGCCGTAACGAACTGGTGGACAGGTTCATGACCACCAGCACTGCCGAATGGCTGCTGATGATCGACTCCGACGAGCAACTGTCGCTGGAGGCGTTCGACAAACTGGTCGGCGCGGTGCATGACACGGACCGGCCGATAGTGGCGGGCCTGTACTTCGGAGCATGGCCCGGCGAGCTCTACCCGACCGCGATCCCGCTGATCTTCAACCGCATCCAGGACAGCACGAGGTTCCTGCCGGTCATGGACTATCCGCCCGACCAGGTCATCAAGGTCGACTCGGCGGGCACGGGCTGCCTGCTGGTTCACCGCAGCGTGTTCGAGGCGTTCCAGGCCGAAGCGTCCCCACATGAGGGCAAGCAATGGTGCTGGTTCCGGGATATGCCCGTCAATGGCGCCTGGTTCTCCGAGGACCACTTCTTCTGCGCTCGGGCGATCGAGCTGGGTTTCCCCATCCACGCGCACACGGGCGCGACCCTGCCGCACCGTAAACGGTTCTGGCTCACCGAGGCGCATCACCTAGCGAGCCGGGAGGCGACGTGAGCATCGAGGAGCTACGGCTGAAGCTCGCCGCCGCGATCAAGGCTGGCGACGTGACCGAGCAGCAGAGAATCCGCGCGCTGCTCGATAGCACTGTCGGCCCGAAGGCTGAGAAGGAGACCCGCTGATGGCGATTGACGTCGGCGACGTATATCCGCTGACCTTCTCTGTCACCGACGCCACGGGTGCGCCGGCGAACGCGACGGCGTGCACCGTGACCGTGACTCTCCCCGACCTGACGACCGTGACTCCTGTCGTGGCCAACGCTGTGGTTGGCACCTACACGGCGAGTTACCCGACGACCCTGGCGGGCCGTCACACGGTCCATTGGGTCGCTACCGGTACCAACGCCGCCGTCTTCGATGATGCGTTCGACGTCATGGCCCCGTTCCAGATGCTCATCAGCTTGGCGGACGCCAAGGCGGGGCTCGGCGTCACAGGAACGACCAAGGACGAGAACATCCGCGCCGTCGTCACCGCTGCGACTCCGATCATGGAGGACATCTGCGGGCCGATCCTGCGCAAGACGCGGGTCGAGTCCTACGACGGTGGCGCCTCACAGATCGCGCTGCTTTGGGCGCCGATCATCAGCATCACGGGCATCATCGAAACCTACGGCAGCAACTACACGCGGGCATTGACACAGCAGGACATTTTCTCTGGTAGCGGCCTCGACGCCTTCGGGTTCACCGTGGATCTGGTGACCGGGATCGTGACGCGCCGCGCGGTGGGTGCGGCGATGAACTTCGCCAGCGGCAAGCGCAACATTCAGATCACCTACGTGTCAGGGCGCACCGCGATCAGCGGGAACATTCTCCTCGCCACACGCCGACTGATCCGCCACCTGTGGAGCCAGGAGCAGCAGTCCTTCCGCCCGAACGTGCTGAGCGCCCCTGACCCGAACATGACCACAACCCCGGCGGGCTTCGCTGTTCCCCGCACTGTTGTCGAACTGTGCGCGGACTCCACTCGCGCCCCCGGCCTCGCCTAATGGCTACCCAATGGCCGATCATCAAAGCCCGTCTGATCGCCTTGCTGCCAACATTGCCCGGATGGTCTGGCGTGACCGTCATCAACGGCCCGCTCGTCTCCGCTGACGTGCCCGACGACTATGTGACGGTCGGCTACGTGGCCGACGACCAGGCGGGCACCTTCAACACGCAGCAGGACCCGAACGGGTTCCAGCGCATCGAGGTCGGCACGATCCGCAGCCAACTCAACTCCACCACCGGCGACACGGACCTTGATGCGGTAGAAGCTCGCATGTTCGCCCTATTTGACTCCCTCGATGCCGCAGTGCGTGCCGATCGTCGTCTGGGCGTCCTGTCCCCGGCCGGCACCTCGGAGTGCGAGGGCGAAGTCCTGTCACTGAAGAACGCAAACGGCACGGCCGCATGCCTGGTGTTCACCCTGCTTTACCAAACGGTTACCTGAAAGGGAATCCCATGTCGGATGTTGAGGAC